ACCATTCTTCAACGATCTGTTGAAGGAATGATCACGACAAGTGATCAACGTTCACTACTAGAAAGCCTAATCTGGCCATTTGTAGCCAGACGATCTATGCGTATCCATGAATGGTTCTCAAATCATGAACTTCACCGTATGATTCAGTCAATGCGGAAAACAATGAATGTTATCATAAAGTATACTGATTCTGAAAATAGGGAGCAAACATTTTTGAAATATTGGCTCGATACTTACATGTGTCAGGCGTTCGGCGACGAACAACGTCCCATTCGCGATACATGGATCACAGATTCCTTATTTTCTGGTTGGTGTAGACGATTCATTGCTCGTTCTATCGCAAAGCATGACATTTCCTTTATTTATTCCCTCCAAAAAGGATCAAAGAGAATGTGGCCGGTTCTTGGCCAAGAAAAGAAATACCAAGCTCTACTCAAACATAGTCAAAGAATAGGAGAGTTTCATGGCCTATTGCCTTCTGATCTTAGTTTAATGATTGAAAAGACTTCTTTAGAGGTTTTTAAGTCAACTAATGATCAAAATTCAATAGCCACGAAGCTGATACCCTCCGGTTCGGCTTGCTTACAAGCTTCGCGCCTCAATGGCGGAGCGTTAAGTTTGTTCGAACCTTTTAATCTACAAGAGAGCTTGAGCGGCAAAATGGCAGAGACTTTGGGGAAACTTAGAGCTCTGCAGATCTCTTTGGACTCCTGGCGTAAGGACACATATCAATTTGCCAAGAAGTCTGTCTCAGGACCGGCTTCGTTTGATGTTGATGTTATTCCTGTTCCTGAACCAGGAAAATTTCGTATAATAACTAAGGGCGATGGTTATCTCTATACTGCTTTGCAGCCATTGCAGGGTCTGATGCTCGATGACTGGAAGAATTGTTCGGCGTCCACTATGAAGTTCCAAGATCTTACGGAACGTGTTAATTTGATAGATCGTGATACTGCTGGATTAGACTATTTCTGTTCTGTTGACTATGAAGCTGCGACTGACCTTTTAAAGAAAGAAGCAACTCTTGCCTGTTTTTCTATATTACATAATGCTCCTGATCATGATTTAGGCTATTTAAGTTTAGCTGGTTGTGGTCTTGCTCATTATCGTACTGAAAAAGGATTTCCTTCTGACATACCTGATGCACTCCTTATCGATGGCCAATTAATGGGTCATCCTTTAAGCTTCCCTCTTCTTTGTGTAATTAATTTAGCGGTCTATAGAACTTCTATCGCTCGATGGGTGAATAATTCCATCGATGCTAAGGAACGTTCTCGACGTGAAGAAATTGGCAGAAAGATGTGGAAGGCCGTGATTGTAAACGGTGATGATATGCTTTTTAAGTGTGAGAAATCCTTTTATGAGGTCTTCCTTAAGTGTTCTAATGAAGCTGGATTTAAGATCTCGCAAGGCAAGCAGTATTTATCAAAACATACTTGCATGATTAATTCGCAGGTATTCCAAAGGAGAGGTTTGACTGGTAAGCTCGAAAGGAAAGGGTATCTTAATATGAAGTTAGTGAAGGGTGTTTCATTGAAAGAAGGCGAGTCATGTGCAATTCCTACTCAGATTTCTGAGAGTGTGAATTCCATGATAAACTTTTGTCCTTGGACTAAGTGTGTGATCCCGGCAATCTTTAATCGATGGAAATCAAGTTTCCAAGGTTGTCGATCGTACTACCCTAATATCTATCTTCCGGTTCATCTAGGGGGCTACGGCGTTGATCTTCGATATTCTCCTATTACATGGAGGGTTACGAGAGAACAGCGTCGAACAGCTCTTCTTTTTACTAAAAATCCTTTCCTGGCTCTTTATAGATCTAAAGGTCTCAAACTTCCTTTGGCTGCTCTAGGAGCTTCATTGCTAAACTACAAATGGACTCAGCCTATGTGCCCCTTGAATTCGAATCAAACTGAAGATTCTGATCCTTGGCTCGCTCGACTCGCTCTTGCTTTTAGAGCTAGTGATAGAACTGGAATCAAACCCCAGTATGTCATGAATCATTTAAAAGCGTCCTGGCAGAATTCAAGGGCTTGCTCTTTTGACTTTCTGAGTTCTATGTGGAGTGTTTCCTTAGTCGCAACGGAGGGGCCCATGTGTCCCCCGCTTTCGGGTTTAAGAGTACATCGTTCCTAGATTCAGATATTCTCTGGATTTAGGAACTCGTCCTGGATAAGACGTTAAACTGTCCATTGGGTTTCTGACAGTAATGACCCAAAACGGTGATATCTGGCAGGAAATTGTAATTACGATTCACAATTTTCTATACATTTATCTTAATAATTCCGTGCTATAAAGAATGCCGAGAGACTGCAAGGCGTCCCGATCTTTCGTTTGTCAGAGATGTACAGTCCATCATGGTAGATGAATCCAATACTTACCAACATGAATCGAAATTCGAAAGTTGCCGTTAGACAATCTACTCCCATGGTTGCTAATGAGAATGTTAATGCGGAGAACAGAAATAGAAATAGAAGAAATAGATCTAGAAGAAGAAATTATGAATCTCGCCCTATTGAAGCGGCGGCTGTATCTTACTCAAATCGACAGTCTTTTCCAAATAAAGTTACTAAATCTCGGAGGATCACTAATAGTGAATTTGTGGCTACAATTAATGGTAGTACTACCTTTAATTCTAATCAGAAATTCTCAATTAATCCAGGTCTTCAAGCTAGTTTCCCTTGGCTATCAGTCATGGCTACTCAGTGGCAGCAATATCGTTTTCATAAATTACGATATCGTTTTGTTACTAGATCATCCACTTCAAATGTTGGATCGATCGTTCTTTCACCTGACTATAATCCCAAGGAAACTGCTCCTAGTAATGATCGCGAAGCCTCCAACACACAAGATGCTGTTGAAGACGTTATTTGGAAAACTCTTGTTTGTACTCTTGATCCTAGCGCTATGTTCCCTTTTGGTCCTAGAAAACAATTAAGATCAGCAAATGTTGCTGGGGATACCTCTCTTTATGATGCTGGAAGGTTGTTTGTTTGTGTTAATGGTGAATCAAGTACTGCCGAAATAGGTAGGCTTTGGGTGGATTATGATGTTGAACTTTTCGTTCCTCAAAATAGTCCTCCTTCCTATCTGGATCCCAGTTCAACGTCTTTGTATACAATTTCAGGCGGAGCCCAAACTCTTGCTACAGGTGTTGCTGAAGTGGTCTTCTTTGATTCAACCGGTGTTTATGATCCGTTAGGGGTTGGAAACTGTTCTTTTGGAATCTTTACTCCTCCTGCAGGCTGTTACTATGTGACAGTCTTCATGAGTTATAGAGATAGTTTAAGTGAAGCAAATACTTTTACCACTCGACTTCTA